CCTACTCCTTTGACCGGGCCAAGCATGTACGGCCGATTGTAAGAGATCTCGGTGCTCCGCTTTGGGTCAGTATGGATTTCAACGTCAACCCCATGAGTGCTGTGATTTGGCAGCGTGTTCCGATCCAAACCACGGGGCATCACCTCGAAGCGATCGATGAGATTTGTCTCAACAGTAGCGACACTTACGAGATGGCGAGAGTTCTTCGCGACCGCTACGGCACGGCTGTTACGATATTTCCTGATCCAGCTGGCAATGCTCGGTCTACGAAATCCCGTGGTCATACTGATATTTCTATCCTTCAATCTGAAGGCTTTAAAGACGTTAGATTCAAACGTCGAATCCAATCTGTCAGGGATTGTTTGAATGCTTTAAACTCAATGCTGGCAAAGAATCACATTGCAATCGACCCTAAATGCAAAAACTTTATCGCTGATTTAGAACAGTGCACCCTGAAATCAGGCGGGTTAGACATCGACAAATCAGACCCAAACCGGACTCATTGGCTAGACGGCGCTAAGAACATGGTTGAGTATGAGTTCCCATGCGTGAGACCATTATCGGCAGTAGGGGTGTCTAACTATGCTTGATCGCCAAAAACTAATTGAAGCAATCTATTCTACCGATAACCAAGAAAGAATTGCAGGCGATCGCGAACGCTACATGGTGTTCAATGGTCGAGTAAGAGAATCCATTCGTAAGGCCATTGAAAAAGAATTCCTGTTACCAGACACCATCCGTGAATTAGTTAACCGCGTCATCCCCATAAACATCACGCAAAAGATCGTTAAGAAATTAGCCACGGTTTATAAAGAAGAGCCTCGTCGTGAGGATGCACATGGAAACGCAGGCGACACCGAGCTTTTAGAGAAGTACGAAGACTGGCTCTCTATCAATCACGTGATGATGGGTGCCAACCAACTCTTTAAATTAACTAAGAATTGTCTACAGGAGATCTTTGCCCACAAGGGAACTCCAAGGGTTCGCTCTCTAGCTTCTCACACTTACACGCCTTACAATGACGACCCAATTGATCCAGTTACACCAACTGCCTTCATTAAACACATCTCGTTTGGTTCAGTGGATAAGGCCGATGATCAACACGTAGTCTGGTCTGACACCGAACACTTCACGATGAATGGCAGGGGAGAGATCATCCCTAACCCAGACAACCCTGATAATATTAATCCATACGGCGTCATGCCTTTTGTTTACATCAACGAGTCAGACGACAGCCTCTCTCCAATCTCTGATGACGATCTCTTACGCATGCAAATCGTAATCTGTTTACTGCTTACCGATCTTGCATTCGCATCCAAGTACCAAGCCTGGTCGATCATTGCTTTGATCAACGCGACCACTGAGAAGATGAGCTTTAATCCAAACTCAGTCATCACTCTAGAATCCCGTAACGGTGCAGACCCAGACATCAAAGTGATTAAGCCTGAGCTTGATTCAGATGCTCTGCTTCGTTTGGTTGAATCCCTTCTTGGAATGCTTCTCACGACGAAGAATCTAAGCGTTGGCTCAGTCACTGGTGAAGTTACCGCTCAACAAGCTGCAAGTGGCGTGGCTAAAGTTTTAGATTCTGCAGAGTCTACTGAAGATAAAGAGATCCAAACTCTCTATTTCAAAAGGGCTGAGAAGGAGCTTTGGACTAAGCTTGCGCACTTCATGATCCCTGTTTGGTTAGACAATGGAATGCTTGAGCCTGAGTTTGCTGGCAGATTCAGTGATGAGTTCCAACTCTCGATCAACTTCCCTGATCAAAGACCTGCGATCACTGAGAAGGATCGTCTGGATATCGAAGTCACTAAGCTTAAAAACAATCTGACGACACACTTCCTCGCTGTTCAGGAGATTAACCCTGAGTACACCAGTGATGAGGTGACCCAAGTGTTGGATGAAATCAAAAAAGAGAAGATGGATATTTTTGAAGCAATGATGCCTCAAGTTGGAGTCTCTCCAGATGGCGAAAACGCTCAAGTTTGAAATCGACGTAGTGAATCTCTTTAACAGCACAACATCATCAGCTGCGCTTAAACGTGCGGCTGCGTCCACTCTCTCTGATGCTTCTTTTCGCCGTGAGTTTGGTCGCCGTCTTGTTGATCGGATTACTCAAAGAACTCAAAGCGGAATTGATATGAAGGGCTCTCCACTAGCGGCTTACAAAAAGAGTTACGTAAAATCATTAGAGTTTGAGATCTATGGGAAAAAAGAAGGGGAAGTAAACCTTACCTTAACCGGTGAGATGCTTGCCTCTATGGACGTTAAGGATACGCCTCCCCGTAAAGTCGTCATTGGATTTCAATCAGACCTTCAAAACGATAAGGCCCATGGCCACGTCTATGGCGGCGGCTACAAGAGAAGTCTTCCTGTCCGAAACTTCTTTGGCCTCCCACTTGGAGCACAAAAAGAAATCCTCTTAGACACCATGAGAGATTTCAACGCTCCTGTAACGGTCTTTGATTTACCAGACACCGAGCCTACTCCTTCAGATGGTGGGACTGGGTTTAATTTCTAATGGAGAGTATGATTTACAACGGTGATTGCATCGAAGTTCTACGAACACTACCCGACAATTCCGTTGATAGTTTAGTTACGGATCCGCCTGCAGGCATTAGCTTCATGGGAAAAGACTGGGACCATCACAAGGGCGGACGTAAAGAGTGGACCGCTTGGATGGCCGAGGTCATGACTGAATGTTTACGCGTGATGAAACCAGGTGCGCACGGTCTTGTATGGGCTCTCCCACGTACATCGCATTGGACTGGTTCGGCTCTTGAGGACGCAGGCTTTGAAGTTCGTGACGTGGTGTCACATTTATTTGGAACCGGATTTCCGAAAAGCATGAACCTAAAAAAGGCTGGAGCCGGTGATGCGTGGGAAGGCTATGGCACCGCTTTAAAACCCGCGCATGAAATGTGGTTCCTAGTTCGTAAGCCGATTAGCGAGAAGACCGTGGCGGCGAACGTAATCAAGTGGGGTTGCGGTGGTTTGAACATTGATGGGTGTAGGGTTGAGTTTCAATCGGAGGATGATAAGGCTTCCGCAAAACCGCAAGGTATAGCCACCTCAAAACAAGCGAAAGATGGATTGGCAAAAGCTTCGGGAGTTAATTCCGAAAGAATAGAATTTGAAGTCAAGCAAAATACACAAGGCCGCTTCCCCGCCAACCTAGTCCTCTCTCACAACCCAGACTGTGAGGATGATCAATGCTCTCTCGGTTGTGCGGCAGCTATGCTCGATGAGCAGAGTGGTGCGAGCAAGAGCTCAGATGGGGCGAGCAGATTTTTCTACTGCGCTAAAGTGAGCCCGTCGGAGCGCAATGCCGGGCTAGTAGAAACTAAAAATGTCCACCCAACTGTGAAAGCCCAGCGCCTCATGCGCTACCTCTGCCGCTTAATCACTCCGCCAAACGGTGTCGTACTAGACCCGTTCATGGGTAGCGGGTCCACTGGAGTCGCAGCTAAGTCTGAATCGTTTAAGTTTATAGGAATCGAGATTGATCCTGAGTACGTAGAGATTGCCAAAAAAAGAATCGGGTCAATTTCTAATGGCGATTAAAGTTAAGGTTAATGGATTAGAAAAGCTAAGCGCCGCACTAAAGCAAAGGTTCGAGGGGACGTTTAGCGCAGCATTCAATCTATTGCTCGCTAAGAAGGCAGCCGATATCGTTTACAAAAGAACGAAGGCTGGTCGTGGAGTTAGCTTAACTACCCTAGGAAATGCGGCAGGCCCTGCTAGACTTACCCCTCTATCGCCGTCTTACATCGAAGCAAGACAGGGTAAAGCCATTTACTTTACACGCGGTGACAAGGTCATAAGAGTCCCGGCATCTAAAAGCTTTAGAATCGCTAAGCCGACCTTTGGTCCATTCGGGAGCCCAGGAAAATCAAACTTAACTTATTCAGGTCAGATGCTTCAAAGCATAAGCATCCAAGCCAGCGCACGAGGCTTTAGGGTTTATGTTCCAAACACTAAAAGAAGTGGCTCAAGCCTCACAAATGCCGACGTGGCTAAGCTCGTTCAAGACAATGGCAGGCCATTCTTTGCATTAACCCAAGATGAGATCCAGATTCTAGTCCGTGAAATCCAGCGAGAAGTTAGAAAACTTACTCGACGTAAACTGTAGAGGAGTGAATACTATGAATGAGTCCACCAGTGGGGACAAAACGGCTTCCAGTGGGGCCGTCGATAATCAGGAAAATACTACCGTAACCAGTGGTGACGGAAAGTATCCAGCCGAGTTTGTGGAAAAGCTTAAGCAAGAAAAGCTCAATCAGGCAAAAGCGTTAGCCGATGCAAGACGAGAGCTAAGCGAGCTTAAGAGTTCCGTTCAAACGCGAGAGCAACAAGAGCTTGAGGCAAAGCAGGAATACAAAAAGTTGTACGAAGCTGAGAAGTCACGCGTTGAGAGTATCCAAAAGGAATTCTCCTCCGTGCAAGAACAGATTCGTTCAAACAAAATGGCTTCTGCAGTGCGATCGGAGCTTGTGAAACTTGGACTTGATGAGACCCACATTGAGACTGCGCTTAAACTCGTAGACAAAAACTTGGTTAACATCGACCCCGGTACACAGATTGTTGTTGGTGCGGATGAGGCGGCTAAACAGTTCCACGCGAAGCATGCGGCATTAGGCTTCTTTAAGCGGTCTATGCCTGGTGTGAACCATGCGGCAACTACCTCGGTTGAACCTGGAAAGACGGACTTCAGCAAACTTTCGCAGACCGAAAAAATTAAACTGTTAAGCGGGCAGCGTCGAAGGACGTAGGGGGCCCGAAAACTAGGGGGAATAAATGGACCAAATTTTAAGTCAATCCGAGATCTCTGATGTATCGATGGAGTTGATCCTTTCCATCGTTCAAACTGAACTAAAAGAACAAATGGTTTTGGCACCTACGCTGTCTGACTTCTCCGCGTTGGTTGGCCCTGGAATGAAATCTGTAAAGATTCCACGCGCTGTTGGTGAGTTCGTTGCTGAATCAAAACTCCCAGCTACCAAGTACACAAGCCAAGCATTGAGCTTCACAACTGATGCTTTGGTACTCGAAGAAAAAGGCATCTTGTCTGAGATCGAAGACATCGCATCCCTTCAAGCTAACATCGACTTAGTCGGTGAAGTTGCTCGCCGCATGGCTAGCGAACTTGCTTTGAAAATGGACCAAGATTTCTACACTCAGATGAAACTGACTTCTGCTTCCAGCCCTGATCATCGCCGCGCTTTCGACAACGGCTCTACCCTTGGCAAGAACGATTTCGTTTTGGCTAAGAAATTACTCCGTCAACAAAGCGTTCCTATGACTGATGGACGTTTGTTCATGGCAATCTCTCCTGAGCGTGAGTCTGATATCTTGAAACTTGCTGACTTCGTTGACGCCGACAAGTGGGGCGATCAAGCCGTTTCTGCGAAGCTAAACGGGGTAATCGGGAAAGCTTTTGGTTTCAATATCGTTGTTTCCAACACTGTCGAAGATGCAGCAGTTATTGCTTA